CATTTGCTGTAAGGGTTAACGCCTGAGTAAAGGAGATAGGGTTTCCTGCTGTGCCTGATGGGGCTGTGTACCAGCCATGAACACCGCTTGCTTGTGAATAATATGATGCCGCTGCAGTATTTATATACCTTGCATCTGTTCCATCAAAGTACCAATTATTACTTACACCGACAGCAGATGAAAGATTGTAAAGACCGCCATAACTACCAACTTGCAATACTTTTATGCCACTCCAAGCACTCGGAGTAACTCCCAAGCCCGCATTTCCAGTTGGGCTAATCGTCAAAGCCGCTGTATTTGATGCGCCTACACCAAATTGCAAACCATACGATGAACTTGTTGGGCCAAGAATGTAGCCGTAGTAAGGCAATCCATTAGTAAGCCATCCACCTGTACTGCTGTTGATACCAAAAGAAACAGTACCGCCACTGTTAGTGACAATCATGTCTGCACGATTTGTATCGTTTCGTGTTGCGGAAATGATTGAACCTGTACCAACCACATCCAACTTATAAGCAGGCGAACTTGTACCAATACCTACATTGCCGCTCGTTTTAAATGTCATTACCCGAGCCGCACCAGTGACAATGCCTTGACCATCGGCAAGACCAATGTCTGCTCCTAAATCAATACTGTTTGTGGATAGCGTTTCGCCAGAACCAGAGCCAGTTCTAATAGTTCCAGCAACTTGTAATTTCGTAGCAGGCGAACTTGTCCCAATACCCAACCCTGTTGAGGTGAGGCGCATTTGTTCTGATGGAGAACTTCCAACTAAAAACTGAATGTTTGATGCGGTTAAAGCAAAAGGCTGAAAAGTGCTTGCTGTTCTGTCATATGCTTGTGCATAAACATAACTTGCACCAGAAGACCAACCTGCTTCAAAACCTTGATTAGCACCAGAACTTGCTCTAATAGTTCCTGATGTTTGAAATATAGTCCCATCAAAAGTAAGCGCAGAGCCAGTAGCTAATGCACTAGAACTAGAGGCGTACACCACACCGCCTGATGTGAATGATGTTAGGTTTGTACCGCCATTTGCAGTTGGTAGTGTTCCTGTTACTTGGCTTGTCAGACTCACACCCGACAACGTACCTCCCAGTGTCAGGTTGCCAGATGTAGTAACTGTTCCTGTTAAAGTCAATCCATTGACAGTTCCTGTGCCTCCAACGCTGGTCACTGTGCCAGTATTGCTTGTGTAGCCACTAGGATTGCTTGCAGGGTAAGCACCTAACGATGTTAGTGCACCTCCAGCCGTTGTTGCTCCTGTACCACCAGAAGCTATTGCCAAGGTTGCAGACAAACCTGCCGCTGTACCTGTGGTGTTTTGATTGAATGTAGGCCAAGTAAATGTGCCAGTGCTGAAGTTACCTGAAGTTGGTGTGCCTAGTATAGGGGCTACAAGAGTAGGAGTATTGGCAAACACCAAAGAGCCTGTACCAGTTTCATCTGTGACAGCTGCAAGCAAGTTAGCAGATGATGGAGTACCTAAGAATGTAGCTACGCCACTACCAAAAGAAGTGATACCTGTACCACCTTGTGCTACTGACAAAGCTGTGGTGAGACCTGATAAAGAGGTAATATCACTGTTAGCACCACTGGCTGCAGCACCTAAGTTACTACGAGCATTAGCAGCCGTTGAAGCTCCAGTACCACCATCTGCTACTGTGATGTCTGTGATACCTGTTACAGAACCTCCTGTAATTGTTACGCTAGAGGCTGCTTGTGTGGCAATAGTGCCTAATCCTAAATTAGTTCTAGCATCAGACGCTGTAGAAGCACCAGTACCACCATCGGCAACTGCTAAGTCTGTGATACCAGCTATGGAGCCACCTGTGATGGCTACAGCGTTAGCTTCCTGATTACCTAAGGAACCTACAAGCTTAACAACAGCTGCACTGTTATCCTTGGTATAGATTTTCTTATCGGTAACGTTAACAGCTAACTCACCCTTAGTTAAGTCACCTACTACAGGTACTGCTGAGGCTGTGCTGCTATTCTTGGTAATGATTGTGCTTGCCATTAATTAAGCTCCGTATTGTGAAGTGTACCAGTCACGTAATGGCGAGGCGACATCACGAGGGACTGCTGGAAGAAGGCTGTTATAGTTCTGCTGTACTCTGGTGAAGTAATCATCTGTGTACATTGGAGGAGTCTGTGTAGGTAAAGAACCTACGGGAACTGTAGTTCCTCTGTTGGATAGTGCTGAAGTAGCTCCCAAAGTACCAAACAAACCTAAACCAGCTTGAAGTAGTTTTAACATCTGTTCATCTGTTAAGCCTAACTCATTAGTTTTCTTATCAGCAGCAGGAGTAGTTGCAGTATTGTTTGTTATTGACGGAGGCAGCATTGTTGCTGGTAACAAAGCTAAAGTATCACCAACTGAAGGAGTCTTAGGAGCTGTAATTGTTTGAGTTGGAATTGCAGGTGCAGGTGTTGCTACAGCTGGTATGTTTGGTAAAGCTGGTAAAGTAGCTGCAAGGATACTGGCAGCATCTGTTGGTGTAGTTGATAGGTTCTTAGCTGTAACTTCAACATTAGCTAAATTAGGAGGTGCAGTACCTTTATTAGCTGCTAGTTGACTGTCAAGTAATGCCATAGTTGCTTGGTCAACTTGCTGAGGAGTTTTAGGAGCTGTTACAGTAAGCCTTGGATCAATAACACTACTGAGTAAACCACCAGCATTCAGAGCGGGAGCTGCAGCACCTGTAATGTTAATTGCTCCACCATCTGTAACTGGAGTACTCACAGCTACTGGAGTTGCTGCTGCTGTTGTTGTCCCATTGATATAATCTGATAGTGCTTTCTGAGACTCAGGTGAGCTAAGTAAGTCAGCCATAGCTGCATCATACTTAGTACCATACAGAGGATTAGAGCCACCATAGCGAGGATCTAAACCTGCAGCTAAGTCAGCAGCAGCTGTGGAATCATACAATAAGTTATTAACTTCGCTACCTAAAAATCCACCACCACCACCTAATAAAGCAGCTTTCAATGTATCTTCAGCACTACCACCTGTTAGAGCAGTAGAACCACCAGCAATGGTTGCACCTGTAGCACCAGCCAAAGCAGATCCTGTTAATCCTGTTGACCCTGCAATTAGATTGCTTAAGTATGGAGCACCTAACACACTGGCTGCTAAAGCAACTACTGGTCTTGCAGCAGCCAATAATCCTTGGTCACCACCACCTGCAAACGTACCTGAGTTGATAACTTCACCCGTCTTAGGGTTTACAGTTTGCCAGTTAGCCTTATTGTTAGGGTCTACACGTGTCTCATACACAGACTGAGGAACACCTGCAATCTGTTGGTCAATGTTATCACCTTCAATGACATTACCACGAGTTGTAGGGATTACTCTATTTGTTTGTTGTGCTGCTGTAATAGCTTGAGGTGTACTTACAGGGACATCATTCTTAAACTGAGACAGAGCATCAATAACTGACTGATTGTAGATTGCAGTACCTTCAGCATTGGTGTGTAGAGCATCTACAAGTAAGCCTTTATTCTGGAGGATCTCACCTTGAGTACCCACCAGAGCTACATTAGAGTTTTCTTTGGCAATGTCTTTAAAGATCTGGTCAACTTCAGGATTGAAATTATTAGTCTGTACATCTTGAATGGAAGCTGCATAAGGTGATCCTGTCAATACAACATTAACACCTTGATCGCCTAGGGTCTTAACAATCTGATTGATGTTATCTTTAACAGTATTCTTATCTACACCTTGAATAAAATCTACACCACCAGTCTGTAGAAACACTGTAGCATTAGGGTCAAACTGACCACCACCTGATAAGAATGTATTAAGCTGGTTTAAAGTATCGGTTGTAGTTGCACCACCTACAGCATAATTGGCTGTTGATTGACCTGTAGCTTCTGTAAGTTGATTACCAAGTGACTCATTAAGGCTATTCCAGCTTGCACCTGCTAAGATGTTACCACTGAGCATACCGCCTGACTTACCACCTGTTGCAGCAGCTACATCTTCAGGTGAAATACCATATTGAGCCATCTGTGCCTGAGTTTCAGCAGCAGATGGACTGGTAGCCAAGAAGTCATTAATGTTCTTATAAACATCAGCTTCAGTCATACCATTGTTCAAAGCCCACTGCATTGCAGGTGATAAAGCCATACTTATTCGCCTTTTCTGTATAACTCAAACGTGTTGATAATATTCATTGTAGAACCAGTCTCAGACGTAGCACGAACTTGATCGCCCTCTTCAAGAACAATATAAGCACCATCATTAAACTTAATAAACTGAGTAGCACTTAATACATAGTTATCTAATACGTGAACCTCAGTTGCTGTACTTGAGTCATACCACACAACATCAATGTATTTATTATTACCTGAGTGGTTTACAACGTAACAAAGAGGCCACCTAGCATAGTAACCAGTGGGTACTGTGAAAATAGTAGTCTGCGTTGCAGCAGTAAGAACATTACCCGTCGATACTGGTTTCATCTTGTTTTACTGTTTTCTTAGTTACTTTAGGAGCTTCAACTACTTCTACAGGTACTTCGGTATAACCACTATGCTTCTTCATCTCAGCAATCTCATGCTCTTGGAAGAACTCTACTGTGTTACCTGATTGATTACATTTAAATTTCATGTTGATAAACCTTTCTGATGTACTATACTTAATACATTAAAAAGGCTCCCTCCTCGTGAGAGGGAACCTAGTTAGCTATTAAGCTGGAACCACGAGGGCAACGCCACCGTAGTTACGCAACTCAGCGCAACCGTACAAAGTATCAGCAGTGAACAATGTACCGAGGTACTCTTGTTTGTACTGAGTCTGTGAACGGACACCAACTTGCTCCACCAACACCATAGAGTCCTTGTGAGCCATCAAGCACACACGACCAATGGTAGTACCGGAACCATCAGCAGCAGACTTAGCTGTACCAGCATTAGATGTAACATAGACGGGAACACCATAGATGTCACCAATCATGCCGTTACGGATGCTGTTAGCAGAACCAGCTTCACCAACGCTGTTGAAGGTTGTGAACTCAGTCAAGCCGAGGATAGTATTGCGTACATTTGGAGGAATCAAGAAGAAGCGGTTGTCCATAGGAACATCGCTGTCATCAAGACGCTGAATTGTACGACGAATACCAGCAGCTGTCAAAGCTGAGGCGTTACCAGCATTGGTGTTAGCTGTGTAGTCAAACGCTGTAGAGCCATCACCACCAATGAAAGCACCAGCGTAGCGGAAGTTACCCGCACCAGCTGTTGAAACATTGAACTGTTGACCCAAGTTTACCAAGTCAGTATCAACTTGGCGACCCAGAGCATAACCAGCATCATCAGTGTAGAACTGACGCAGGCTAGACAATGCTTGAGCTTCAACGATGTCCTCAATCAAACGTGAGTACTCGTAGTGCTTGTTGATAGAGACAGTTACTTCAGTCTCAGTAGCTGCAATGAGTGTAACTTGTGTAGAAGCTGCCTTAGCAGAAGCATTGCCTCGTGCAGGGACTGGAAGATGAACTACGTCACCTTTCTTACCCTTAAAGCTCATCTTCTTAACTAGGTTAGCTGCAACCAAGCTCTTTTTGTAAGCCGCAACAATCTCGTCACTCCATACTTCTGGGATAAACGTTGCTGCGGTCGTTACCGTTACGTGATCTGTTCCTAATGCCATTTTTAAATTCTCCTGTGAATTTGTGAATTAAATTAAAATTACTTTACTCGACCTTCAGAGTATGCAGCCATAATCTCAGGTTGCAGTGCCTCATAACGGTCAGGGTCTTGCATACGTAGCCGGATAAGGTCGGCACGACGATATACTTTCTTAGAAGACTCTCCAGTTCCTCCAACATCGACACCAGCTGCTTTCAGATTCTGTTTGCGGACAGCGTTACCTGCATCAGTAGTTTGTTGTGTCTTAGATGTACGAATCTGTTTGAATGTAGTAATCAGTTCATCAGCAGCATTAAAATCATAGTTAGCATCAGCCATTGCGTAGATATTAAGTCTCATGGGAGAGGCTTTAACCCACTCAATAAACTCACCATCACGAACAACATCTGCAAAGTCAGGATGCTTCTTGTTGAGCATTGCCTGTGTCTGAATTTGCTTTAACTGCTGTGATGCTTGTTTAGCGGCTATTACATCTGGATGATTTGCAACTGCACGATTAACGTGACTCTGCGGATCTTCAAAGAAATCAATCTCTTGTGAGGTGTTATTTACCTCATTTGGTTGTGCTTGTTGTTGATTCTTTTGAGATAAGCTTTGTTTGATGAGATCATCAGCTAAACGTCTAACTTCTCCAACTTCCTGTGCCTGCCTACCGATTAGCTTTTCAGCCTCTTGGTGCATACGAACAATATCTTCGAGATTCTTCCCTTTGTACTTCTCAGGGATCTCTGGAGCTTGCTCTGAAGGTTGTTGAGTCTGCTGTACATTTGTCGAAGACTGTTGTTTAAAGTCCTCAGCTTCTATCTCACTAACGCTACCTAGTTCCTCATTGCTATCAATTAAAGCCATACCTAACCTTTCCCTGTCCACGATGATGGATTACAGGATTAACTTAAAAATAAAATTGGGTTGCCCGGAATTACTCGGATCCTCTCTTTTGTTCCTGCTTGAGCCTATCAGCCCTTACAGCGGCCCACTTAGCTGTTGCACCGGGGAAGTCACCTGATATGGCATCTAACCCAATGGTAGGAGCTGAAATGAGCCTGATAGCGTCCTTACTACATACTTTGCACTTAGCAGTTGTATGTTCGCTATCTACCAGCGATTCAGTTATGTGATTGTTGGGACATTGAAAGTCATACAAATGTTTACTCATCTTGTAGATCCTCATATACCTTCTCACACACAGCCTTACGCCCTAAAACCAATTCAAGAATATCTAACTGTCCTTTACGATAATATAGTGTTTGTGTATCGTCGACAGTAGAAATATCGTTCAAACTAGCCTTAATCTCTTCAAAGTCTTCAATTAAGAAGTCCCAACCCTTAGTACTCATGGTATTAAAGGTTTCTTCGTAATAAACTTGTAGGTCTTTTTCCATTTAAGGAGAACCTTTCTATGAATTAACTTATAATATTAGTATTTTAGCATAAAAACACTTGACATGCACTAGTAACATGTGTTACAATTACGTTTTAACTTAAATAAAAAGGATTACTATGACTTTTAAGTATAAAACTACATCTCAAGAGCGTGAAAACATGTTGCAATGGCTTCGTGAAGGAGTCTCATATACTGAAATATCTAAGCGTTTAGAGGGTAAATTAAGCAAGCAACGTATCAAACAAATATCTTTAAAGCATGGTATTGATGCTTTTAAGATACAACAAACACGTAAAAACAAAGAATACACTGACAAGATGTTTGCTAAGAACGGGTCTAAATGGAATGATCCTGAGTTTACTAAGTCTTTAATATTTCAATCTATGAAAGAGAAGTTTCGTAACAAGAAAGGTAACAAATATGGCTGGGAATGGACTATTGAGTTTGGAGATCTTCAGTTTCCTTCCCACTGCCCTGTATTAGGTCTTGAACTTGATTACTTTACAGAAGGTAAGGGACGTTTAGAGAACTCAGTATCCTTTGACCGTGTAGATCCTACTAAAGGTTACATTAAAGGCAACGTTATTGTGATGTCTTGGAGAGCCAATCGTATTAAAAACGATGGAACTGCCCAAGAACATCAACAAATTGCTACTTTTATGCTTTCCTACTAGACTTATTCATCATCTGAAGGCTTGCAATACGCTCATTAGAGGCAATATCAGCAGCTTTCAGGTTAACTTGCTTCTCTTTTAGCATCATGTCAGCCAGTTTCAGACGCTTTTCAAAGTCATCACCCCTGTCTAGATTGGTAGAGGCTGCTTGAACTAACTTTACACGCTGCTCTTCAGGGATCATCTGAGCTTCAATCATGGTTTTCTGAGCCTCAGCTGACTGCTTCTGAGCTTTGGACTGCAGATCAGCCACTTGAGCCTGTGCCAGTTGCATTGCAGCCTGTTGTTGCATCTGCTCAGCTTCAGCAGCTTGTGGATTAGGCTGAGACATCTGATCCAAAGCCTTCATAAGTTCACCACGGTTAGACAGGGAACTGTTCTGGAGGATACCTTTCAAGATCAAAGGCAGCACAGGTGTGTTAGGGCCTAGTGTCTGCAACAAACCAATCATCTGTTGTTGTTCAAACTCTCGTGCCAAGATACCCAAGGTAGCTGTAGGAACGAATGTCATGTCAACTGAAGGGTAACGCTCACTATCAAACTGCATATAACGGAAGGCAGCTTTGTTAATGAACGGGATCATGAAGTCTTCTTGGAAGTTACTCAAGGTACGTTTGTACTTCTTGATGATACCAGCCATAGCCATTGACATACCACCAGCACCTGCATCACGAGGAACATTGGAGGGCATACCTGCGCTGTCCACTGTGCCTGTAGCCTGCAGGAGCATACGCTCAAAGTTCTGCGCTGCAGCTGCTGAGTTACCGTCAGTCTGACCAAATTTGAAGGGATACAAGATCTCAGAAGGTGAACCGTTTGTGAGGATAGCCTTACCGGGCTTAATCTCAAACTTAGCACCACGAGGAAGCCTTGTAGCATCCATTGCAATCATAGGTGCTGTCGTTAAGGCTAAGGAGTCCATGTGAGCACGTAGCTGACCATCAATAGCCTTCTGCATATTGTAGGCCTTCTCAGCTGTACCTCGACCCCAGAATCTACCGGGTACTGTATCGTCTTGGTAGGCAATGACAGGTCTATCCTTCATCATGTAAGGATTTGCCTCAGCCTTGAGCAAGATAGAATCATTGGCAATCACAATGATAGCTTCAACCAAGTCAGAGTAGTCATCAGCTGCTGAACCTTCAGGGAACAAGTCAGCATACTCTTCTGAGTCTTCAGTATCTAAGTACTCACGGGGAACTAAACCATAATAAGTAATTAGCTTAACCTTATCATCTTGGTAAGTCTTTAAGTCTTGGGTTACTTCCAAGTCTTCATTCTCCGCTGCAATGGTGATGTCGACCTTCTTATAAATCCCTCGCTCAATGCCTTCCACAACCTTGTGAATGGATACGTACTTCTCGATAGCAACGCCCAAAGCATCGTCAATGGAATCAGCATTAGGATCAATAAGGAAATTCTTAGGGTTAACTGGTTTAATCTTAACCGCAACTCTATCTTTTTCTTGCACTCCAATAGCGGCTGCATTAGCAATGCCGGGGATTGCCTGAGTAGCTGGTAAGTATTCTTTCTCAGTCTTAACAATGATTTCACCAATACCTGTACCATATATTTCAGCCATCAACTCAATCTGGTCAATAGCTTTCTTAATCTTGTCTCTCTTAAAATCCTCATGCAGTTGATTCTTGATTTGTTCAACATCAAAGGGATTACCATCTACATCTTTAATGTCATCTGTAATGTCAAAGAACTCACCCTGACCAAAGATAGCTTCCATAATCTCGGCATGGCGAGTCTCAATGGCTTGCTGAGTGGCTGGGGAGATGATACGTGAACGCTCTGACTCTCGTCCCCTGTCCTCAGCAGCCCACACACCTCGGAAGATACGCTCGTACTCTTGCCACAAGTCCATGTAGTTAGCATCTCTGTGGTCACGCCAGCGAGTAATGTGCTGAGTAACCCATGAGGTGAGTTCCTTCTCGTTCTCTGTAGGTTCTTCCCACTGAGAATCTTCACTGTCAAACTTATCATTAGTTAAAGCCATTGTCTTTATCCCTTGTTATTACCATTTAACTTTATTAGCCCAATAAGCTGCTGACATCTTACCTTTAGCTATATTCTTAGCGTGTCTAGCTTTAAAGGAATCATTACGAGCTGAACCTTCAGGAGATCCTTGAACACCCTGCTGTCCAAACCTGATAGTCTTTACCTCATCACCCTCTTTAGCCACTACTACGTGACTCTTAGTTGGATGATTAGGTGTACGCTTAGGCTTGTTAAAACCACTGACACCAGCTCTATCAAGTCTAGAGTCTTTCATATGTTAGTACATCTTCATTTTAGTTGATGGTTTCTTGTTCTTGGCTGTCTTAGCTGACTCAATAAAGTCCATCTTAGACGGTGCAGCTTTAGAGCCTACCTTGTTCATCTTCTCACCTGAACCTGCTGCGATACGTTTACGTTTAGCATTGATATTGGCATAGAGTCCAGTTTTAGCCATAATGATAGTATTCCTTTATTAATAACCTGATATAACGTCTAAGACTTCGTAGTCATCATCTTCGTAGTCAGTGTTGTAACTTGTAATAGCTAACTGGTCAATGTAACTTAGAGCATCTACCAAGTCATCATGTACACCCGCTGTGGGGAACATGATTAGTTGATCTTTAAACTCACTCCAGTCTTCTTTCTCATTGAAGGACACCCTTCCATGTTCCATACGACCTTGTAAGCTCCAGACAACCCTATCTATCTTCTTCTTATTACCATGAGTTAAGTCTTGAATGTGTGAGTAGATATTATTCTTCCTCATCAAATCATTCAGGTATGGTAGTACAGCATTCTTTAATGCTCCCCTCTCAATACCTACAGATGTTGGTTGATAGTCTCTAATGACCTTTAAGATGTTCACAGCAGTCTCTCTAATGTCCCACCTACCATGCTGTATCTTATCTACCCACCAATCACCGTTATCTTCTAACTTAACTATTGCTATGGCTGTCTCATCTAATCTCTTCTTAGAGGCACTGGCATTCTTACCTACCTCCTCAAACCCAGCTAAGTCAATGGCTACAATGTATGTACCAAACTGAGGTTCCTCAGCAGTCTTGAACCATTCCTCTTTGAAGACATCTGCACCTGCAGTATCAAAGCTAGACAAGTACTCCTGCTTGAATGCAAAGGAACTTAGTGTTCTCTTTGCAGCCTCTACTTCCTTAGGATCAATGGTCTCATTGTCCTGAGTGGTAAAGTGCCATGACTTCCACTCTTCATCTTGTCTATCCTCTTCATCCTCAAACTTACCTAAGTTAAAGACATCGTAGAACCAGTTACGTCCTGAAGGAGTTGAGATGAATAAAGCTCTACCCTTCTTATCTGACAGTGAGGCTCGTATAATCTTCTGCCATACATCCTCTTTCACGAAGGCACACTCATCAAGTACTACGTAGACTAAGGAGACTCCTCGCAGACTATCTGGGTTATCAGCTCCACGTACCAGTATCTTCTTACCATTGATTAGAGTAATCTCTAAGTTATTTACATGGCTAGACTTAATCACTGGTCTACCTAGCTCATGCAGTAAGTCCCACATAATCGTTCTAGCTTGTCCCAAGGTAGGTGCTATGTACATCACAGCTGAGCCTTCAGGACAATTCAAACCTTCAATAAGTAAGGATACAGCTGACAACCTTGACTTACCACACCTTCGTCCTGCAGCTACTACTTTAAACCTTGTAGAGTCTTTAAAGACCTCTTGCTGCCATTTAAGCAACTGGAAGTTTAGTTCAGCACTGCGTTCAGACATCTATTACATCCTGTTCGTTGGTAGACACCATTGTTGGAGATGTAAGACCTGTAATGTTGATGGACACTGTAGGTGTACTGTTCCCTGACTTCTGTGCCTCAAAGACACTCACTGGTACAATCCTATCAACAATTAACTTCCATGCTGCTGCTTGATTCTTATGTTCATCATTCAATGCTGCATCATATATAGCTTCTAACACCTTAGCACTCTTAGGTGAGTTTAACATCCTAAGCTTGTACTCATTGATGATGGCAGCATCACCCTTAGGTCTACCTACACTACGGTTCTCACTTATAGACTTTAAAGCCTTAGTTGAGGTACGCCCTACTTTGTTTCCCGTTGGTTTAGTCATTCTAAAGTCTTTATCCTTAAATGGGAGACATATTAATACCAGACATATAAAGCACTTAAAGTACTTTAAAGTTACATATACGATTCATAGACATTAACATTATAAGATACTTATATAAGTAATTAATATTAATTTACTTATAATATTTAATTTAAGTGTGTTTAACTACTATGTTCCCCTACTAGGGTGTACAGTTCAGACTACTTAGTCTCAACTTAGAAGTGGGGTCAGGCTTCTTAGTAAACTCAATTATATCCTATGAAGAATATTGTATCACACTTATGTCTTGACTTACCATGTTATGTCTAACTCTTTTACATATATTTTACTATTCATGTGATTCTGGTCACATATATGTTCACTTTGTAGTACTTTAACGCTACGCTAAAGTTCCCCTTTCCTAGGGTGTCCGGTTGACCCTCTTTTGTAATACTTTTCTTATATTTATCATACAGTTAGCTTCAATGTCTGTACCGGTCTATATTTACTTTTTTGTGTACTTTGTATACTCTTTTTTGTGTACTTTGTAGGCTCCCACAATAGTAATCATACCTAAGCAGGCCTCCCCCCCTATGAAGTTCAGCGTAGCGTAAGTTAGTGCTTACTTCGCAGGTACACTATAGGTAGTGTTAGTGAGTACTTACATACACTATAGGTAGTGGTGTCGGAATATTGACAGTGTAGTGTCGGAAAAGCGACAGGTGAGGGACGATGTAGCACCCTTTGAAGTGTCTCTAATATACAACACAGGGGTTAACCCTAACTATGAAGTTATCCACAAGTTATACACAGGCTGTGGATAAGTTACTCCTAGGGGTATAAGTTATGCACAGGTTAAGTCTTATATAAGAGTCAAGAATGTGGATAAGTACTAGTTGTGGTGTTAGTAACTTTGTCTGAGGGGGTAGGTGCTTGACACCCTGTTATGGCCTCTGAGGGCTTCTAAAGGCTTCTGTCTCAGGTAAGCTAAGGGTTTACCCTATTAGGGTTTATATATTGAAAATAAATGGTGTTTGTAAGTTTCGTGTAAGTTTTCTCTGGATAATAGAGGGCAAGACAGGGCAAAGGGCACTGTTAAACTCAGAGGCTTATATGTACAAGACAATCATTACAGTGTTATCGGTTCAAGGTAACACACCTATAACAAACAGAGGAGGCTCCTACTGTGACTTACTGGCTACAGTAGAAGTAGAGTGCAAAGATCCTACAGAGGCACTGGCTAAGACTTTAGAGATAAAGAAGCAGACACCTCACGCTTATCAGTGTCACTTTATAATGCCTGAGTATCCTAACCAAAACACACGTTCACAATTCTGCCACTACGGTTAACTGTGAGAGTATACCCTGAAGCCTCTGTTAGGGGCTTTGGAGTAAGCTTTACCAACCAAAGGAGAAACTAAGATGACATCATGGTACAAACCAGTCACAGTGTCTAAAGACATGATAAAGGATAGGGAGGGTAAATACTTCCTTATCCGCAAGGAATCATACAATCACAGAACTACACCTCTTGTCGAATGGGGTGTCGTTGAAAGTATGCAAGACGATACATTTAGACTTGAGCGTTGGTTCAAGACTAAAGGTGACGCTAAACAGTGGCTTTATATATGTGCAAAGGTGTAATATCATGAAATATCAATCAATGTTTAATGTGTGGGATATACCTGCAGACCTGCTCAAACACGTTCAAGCGGGTCAAATGGTGTATGCAGGTGATAGGTCTAACCGTGGGAGGTTCCTCGGTGTCAGAGGCTCAGGCACTGTTGTAGTTGCATGGCAAAGGAACGTAGAAGCCCAGAAGGATAGAATGGGCTATCTTAAGACTCTCCGTAACTATGCAAAGGGTAAATAAAATGTTAGATAAGATTATAGACGTATGCTTCGCAGTACTTATCGGCCTAATGTTGGCAGTAGGTGCATTGGCTTATTTTGATGTGTTAGTAAAGTAAAGGGATTATCATGGATAAAACAACTCTCAATTATATCAATCAAGAATTGATTAACGTCTGCCCTTTCCCTGTACATGATAGGGAATTCTTCAAGATTCAGATCAAGTCAGACGATGGACGATCTACAAAGTGGCTCAATATCAAGCCATCACAGTTCAAGCAAATTGAAAATGTTTTGCTTGGGTTGTCTCAAGAGTGACAGTTCAGATTGTGACAGTGTGACAGACTGTCATTGTCTGCAATGTTGCAGATAACAGGCTACGGCCTAACTTTAAAGGTGCAAAGCACCGGAAAGAGGTTTAACAATGATTGCTATTCATACTAAATATTTGTCACCTACTAACTCACGGGGTGCTCGTATTAAAGCTTACACCTCAGATGGTAGAAGTGTTACTATTGGTTATCCGTATGCGTTAAGTGGTGTTGCAGTGCATCATTTAGCTGTCGTTAAGTTTATTCAAGATCATTTAAAGTTTATCGAGTCTAATTCTTCTATGTGCTATGGTGACAGCGCAGACGGCAGGGGTTTTAGTTTCTGTTTTGACCATTCAAAGGTGTAATATCATGATTGAATTTGTACACAATGGCATAAAAGTAAAATGTAAGCCTGAGAGGGCTTTACAGTATCGTCAAGCAATGGATAAGCCTCCTAAGACAAGGGCTGTCACTGAGCGCAGGGGCTACCCTCAATGGAATCCTACAATGACCACTGAGGACTACTTGAGGGCATACATTCGCATGAATGACAATAAAAGAATGGTTGATTGTGGTCACGTATGCACTAACTTCTCAAACATTCCCTCAATGTATGACCTTTCAAGCCCTGAGGTGTTAGAAGAATTAGACCTTGACTATGTGGAAGAACCTGTTAAGGTTAAGTCTAAGCCAGTGACAAGTGCTCAATTAAAACAGGCTTTAAAGGCACTCATTGAGGCAGTCTTTGAAGGTGATCCACAAACAATCGGTGATGAAGCAATTAGAGCGAAGAGGTTATTAAATGATTAAACACTTTAGCGTCGAAATATATAAGCACAAACTAGAATTGATTGTCGATCTAGAACGCAGTCACTGGTATGTATTATTTCCTAAGTATGGACAATTTGCCAGCGGTGACATTGGACATGGGAGCTTTGAGAGGAACCATAATTCTCTAGTGATAGGTAAGCGTAAATATTCACTGGTGATTGACTGTGATGATAATCGCAGGCATTGGGAGGGTTGGTCGTTCTTTGATGAAGAAAAGCAGGACTATTTGCCTGACACTGGAAGGTTAGACGGTAAGCCAGTATGGAAGGTCTACAATGACAAAGGAAAACTGATTCACACGCTATTTTCAGAGGAACAGGCAGAATTTCAAGTTCTGTTTGAGAAACAACAAGGTAAAACTGTAACATTCAAAAAGGTTAAACAATGAATACTAAACTACTAAAACACTCACGTGAACTATTCAAGTCTTATGATGTACCGGAACACGTAAGGCGAAGCTATCGTTTAAAGTGGGTAAAATCAATCAGACACTTAGGCGATAAGTGGCTATTCGCTAAACCTATTACACGTAAGGAGAATTCATAATGTCTATTGAAACAATAACCTTTCACTTTGTAGGTGAATTACAGGACTCATGCGCTATCGTTGACGTTCAATGTCAGATTGACGAAGACGGGGATTGTAGAAGCTTAGACTCTGTTATGTACAAGGGAATCGATGTTTTAGATGTAATCTCTCATTTCCAGTGGTCAGACCTTGAATGGGAGGGATCTAAGAAGTATAAAGCTGAGCATTATGAACAACTGACCATTGCTCACGATCAAGAGTGTGCTTTAGAGGCCGTCTATGGCCTCTCTAAGCCTTCATTTAACATTAGGTAAGGGGTACATACCATGCTATACACAAAAGGCTCTATTGTAGGGTATTCAGGTGAAGATAAACGTAAGGTTTTAAAGCTTGACTTTAATTGCATCATGTCAGATGATGAACTGGCTAAGATTTTAGACTCACTGAGGGAACCCATGAATGATGTAGGTGAAGCTTTACACTTTAAACTTACTCTAGAATGTGAGGACATTTAACCATGCTCTCAGACATTGACTTAAAGGACTGGATTGAACAACCTTTAATTCCACTCTACGATGTACCAAGGGAGACACCAGTTAAGACACCTTGGGGAATGGTGTGGTTTAGTCATGTAGACGGGATGTACAGTCTCAGCTATGATGCTAACGGTCACCCAGTGCACATGAAAGCATGGGTGAAAGTTAACCCTTACACGAAAAGGAAGCAAGATCATGAATGAATACTGCTATCAGGTAAGCCCTACACGTACAGTTTGGGTCTATGCCATCGATGAAGAGGCTGCTGAGGTTATGGTCTACGAAGAATTAGGCTATGATCCTGACGACATGGAATTGATTGAAGTCTTGGAGGATAGATAATTATGAAATGCCTATGTTGTGATCGACTACTAACTGACTATGAATCGACAAGGAAACACGCTGTAACGGGTAGCTTTATTGATCTGTGTCAACAGTGCTTTAAAGCTGTACAAGCTGACTCTCACCTGCCTACAAAGGACAGGAAAGACCTTATATCCTCCGATGATATAGATGACAGTGCTGAGGATGAAGAAGATAACTGTCACGTTGGAGACACTAACACTGAAGGAGACCATTGACAATCTGTACTAAGTGTGCTACCCTTACTTTAAAGATACTACAAAGTATCTAGGATGATTCATAGAAGTTAAATACACTATATAAGTATTATTTAAGTAATATACTTATAAAGACTTTAAAGTGTGGAAGTTGGACTATAAACCCCAGTGTCGTAAGACACGTATTGAAAGGATAATTTTATGTCTATCGAACTGTTTGATGAGAATGATGATATTGACATGGACTTGGTACAGTATGAATGCTGGTATTGGTCTGTCATTGATAGTATGGCTGAATTAGTCATGAACAATGGTCGTGATAAGGTAATGTCTCATGTGTCTGAGGCTGTCTTACACAAAGTGCACAGTGGTTACGTTGTAGCCAAAGAGAACGATGAGCATCCACTGCTATGGTAATGGCTATATTTGTCTTCATCGTAACTTTAATTAAACTTGTACTGAGTAAATAAATATATGACTATTGACGATACAAAACCTTGGCCTTTCCCGTCCCACTTTGGTGATGCCCGTGAAGATGATAAACTGAAGGCTGATTGTCTAGCCCTGTTGCAGGACTTCACAGCCTTCCAGCTTCGAGGTGAAATCTACTATGGCTACCTTGACGTTAAGGCATTGAAGGTCATTGAAAGCCTAAGGGCTGATGAAGAACTACGTAAGGACATAGCTACAAATGAAACTCAACCTAGTACGTAAACCTAGTCCACCTTCAAAGTTCATTAGGCACATAGCCTGTGAACACTGTGGTAGCTCCGATGCTTGTTCTCTGTATGATGACAACCATACACACTGTTTTGCCTGTGGTAAGACAGAACATGAAACTGATGCTGATGAATTATCAGTTATGCAAGATGCAGTACAACCTAGAAAGCCTCAGATGCTAGACATCAAAGGAACCATTAAGTCGATACCTGACAGAGGTATTACCCAGCAAACCTGTGAGAAATACGGAGTTACACAAGACAATGGACAACACTTTTATCCTTACACTGACGATGCCGGAGGAGTGGTCGCAGCTAAAGTTAGACGAGTGGCAGACAAAACTTTCAGCATTCATGGAGTATTCACGAATGCTAGGTTGTTCGGTCAACAGCTCTTTCACGCTGGTGGCAAAGCAGTCACCATCACTGAGGGAGAACTTGACGCTCTAGCAGCTTTTCAGATGAATGGTAGCCTCTACCCTGTGGTGTCAGTCAGAAATGGTGCACAGGCCGCTTTAAAGGACTGCAAGGCACAATATGAATGGCTTAACTCCTTCGATAGCATTGTCATCTGCTTTGATGCTGATGAACCGGGTAAGAAAGCTGCAAAGGAAGTAGCTGAACTGTTCGGTCAGAAGGCTAAGATTGTGAAGCACTTGAGTGGCTACAAAGATGCCTGTGACTACCTGATTGCTGGGGCTACTAAAGAGTTCGTGAATGAGTGGTGGAGAGCTGAGGTGTACATCCCAGATGGCATCATCAATGCAGCCTCTCTGTGGGAAGAGGTAATTAAACCTGAGGCTAAGGCTGAGGCTATGTACCCTTGGAAGGGCTTGAATAAGCTCCTGTACGGTATGAGGCCATCGGAGTTAATCACAGTCACAGCTGGAAGTGGACTGGGTAAGAGTCAATTCCTGCGAGAGATATTGTTCAATATACTGAACACTACCAAGTGGAATGTTGGAGGGTTATTCCTTGAAGAGTCCACTCGTAAGACAGCTAGAAGTATCATGAGCTTACACGCTAACAAGCTTCTGCACTTGCCTGACACACCTACAACTGAGAAGGAACTTAAAGATGCTTTCGATGCAACACTTGGTACTAATCGTGTTTATCTCTTTGACCATTTCGGTAGCAGTGACGTTGACAATATTGCCAACAGAATCCGATACATGGCTAAAGCTTGCGATTGCAGGGTTATCTTTCTTGACCACATCAGTATTGTTATATCTGGTCAAGACAATGGAGATGAGCGTAAGGCTATTGATAACATGATGACGAAGCTTCGTACACTGGTTCAAGAGCTAGAGATTA